AGGTTATCTTGAACCACGACGACAACACCACTGGTGTTGCTGGTCAAGGATATATGTACAACGTTGACTTGAACGCAGTACGTTCATTCAACTTGATTTCAGGTTCAGTTGCACCAACTTCTCTAAGAAGCAATGGTTTGGTATTGAACACCTATTCAAAAGCAATTAACACTGGTAGTTTGAGCAATCCATTCTATCAATCCGTATATATCGTATCCGCTTCTAATAGCGCATTCGGTGGTGCAGCAAGCAACGTTAAGTTGATCTATAGTCTACAACCTACCGATAACCTACGTGGTGACTTCGAAGCTGGTAAGACCCCAGGTGAAGGTTCCGGTACCGCTGGTAACGTTCCTACACAAAGCATCGATACTGATATCAGTATCCCAGAAGTAAACTTGGTACTAAACAGCGAACCAATCGTTGCTAAGACCCGTAAGTTGAAAGCAGTCTGGACCCCAGAATTGGCTCAAGACTTGAACGCATATCACTCCATCGACGCAGAAGCAGAACTTACTGCTCTATTGAGTGAATATGTATCTATGGAAATCGATCTTGAAATCCTAGACATGTTGAACGAAGCCGTTCAAGGCATAACAACCGAAGCTTGGTCCGCCCAAATCGGTGTTGAATTCAGCAAGGGATTGAATGCAACTACTGGTGAAGCAATCTTCACACGTAATGCAAACAGTTCACCAAACCGTACTGCTTACGTAAAGAGCACTTGGTTCCAAACTCTTGGAAACAAGATCCAAAAGGTATCTAACACAATCCAAAAATTGACCCTACGTGGTGGTGCAAACTTCTTGGTCGTAAGTCCAGACGTTGCAACTATCCTAGAATCAATCCCAGGATATGTAGTAAACACTGATGGTGATCAAGCTAAGTTCGCAATGGGCGTAAGCCGCGTTGGTAGCTTTGCTTCTCGCTTCCAAGTTTACAAGAACCCATACATGACCGATAACGTAGTATTGGTTGGTTTCCGTGGAAACAACTTCCTAGAAACCGGTGCTGTATATGCTCCATATATCCCACTAATCCAAACTCCATTGGTCTATGATCCAGTGAACTTCACTCCACGTAGAGGCGTAATGACCCGCTACGCTAAGAAGGTAGTGCGCCCAGAGTTCTATGGAAAAGTTATTATCGGCGATCTCGATACCGTATAATACTTAGTAGAAATAAAATAACTCAAAAACCCCAACGAAAGTTGGGGTTTTTTCTTGCACTAATAAAAAATAATTGACATTACCATAGAACTTGTATATACTTATATTATATGAAAAGTGGTATATACAAAATTACAAATGTTAAGAATGGCAAGTTTTATATTGGTTCTGCTAAAGATATTGATCGTCGTTGGTGGGAACATAAAAATGATTTAAAAAAGAATAAACATAAGAATCCTAAATTACAACACGCTTGGGATTTTTACGGGGAAAACAGTTTTGAATTTATTATATTAGAAAATGTAATAGAATGTGAATTGTTTAAACGAGAACAATTTTATTTAGATATGTTTAAACCCTATATGCGTGATATAGGTTATAATATTACCCCAACCGCAAGTGGAGGCGATAATTTTACACATAATCCTGATAAAGAAGAAACTCGTCAGTTACTATCTGATATTAATCTAGGAGCTAAAAATCCTATGCACGGTAAAAAGCATAGTGATGAGGCTAAAGAAAGGCAACGTGATCGTGCTGTAGGACGTTATACTTTGGAGTGGTTTGTTGACAAGTATGGTATTGACAGTGGTACACTTAAGTACAAGGAGAGAAATGACAAATTGGCTAATCGTAATATTAATTACAGTTATGATAATGGATTAAAAGGCAAAAAGCGTGGTGCTATGAGTGATGAAATGAAACGTAAGATTAGTGAACAAAAGAGAAATTTTGCGCTTAGAAAGAATGAATTTGTTGATGATTTAAAGAGTGGTAGTTTTACTAACAATGCATTAAGTGAGAAGTATGGAGTATCATTAACCACGATCAAATTACATAAAAGAAAATATTAGTTTTATTTTATTTCCCAAGGAAAATGTCCACTTAAAATACAAACAATCCAAAATTTACATCTACATATAAAACTTACAAAGTATAATCTTATAAGTCCAATTATTACTTTGATCCACATATATTCCCAATGTCTAAATTGTTTATTTTGCGTAAATAAATTAATAATAAACAGTTTCGGGTTTGTTTTTACGAATAATAAATCTTCTTTGTATCTGGATTTTACATCCTTTAATGTAATATAGTCTTTCATATTTTTATTCGAAAAATTCGTTGGTAGATGTTACAACGATTTCTTGTACTTCTTCTTTGAACGAAGTATCTTTGGGGTAAGGTAGAACTTTATGTTTAAGAGATTTAGTCAACTTTTTATTTTCTATTTTGTTACTGATAAACTTGATATAACGATGTTTACCACTTTCTCGTTTGCGCCAGAATGTTCTACCAATACGTTCTTTTAGTTTATCTACGCTGTGTGTTTTCCATCTTGAATATACACTTCTGCTGTGTATCCAATCATAGTTAGGAGGACCAACTAAACTAACACTATAGTTAGGCATTATAGCGATATCTACATAGTTATCGCCTTGATATAGAAAGCCAGTTGCTTGATAGATTGTGCCTGCGTGTCCAGCTTCACTATCCGCATAACTGAGAATACATTTGATGTGGGGATATTCAGTATTTAATAATCTAAAGCTTTCAGCTATACAATAACTTTCTATATTTTTACCATAACCATCTGCAATCCACAGTCGTGTTAATTCTAACACATTGTTATTAGTAAGTAGTGAAGAGATACTGGTACTAGCATTTCTACCCACGGCGTTTCCATATACTAATACACCTATTAATCGTTCGTTAAAACCACCAAAGAATGTACTCTCTACATATTCTTTATAGTATACTCCATAAGCTACAGTACAAAGAGACCACTTGTGTGTATAATGATTCTTTTCAATAAGAGTTTTTGCAACATTCTTATTGATGCTTTTGATGTAAATTAATGTGGGGTCAAAATACTCCGACATTATTTCAGTATAACCATATAACTCTAACTGTCAAGATTTATATTATATAAAAAAGACCTTTGGAATTATATACTACAGTTCTAATTTTGGTAGCATTAATCTTATTGATACCAAGTCTATCTATTACTTGAAATGGATCAGGGTGATTATTTATAGGAGCTGCCATAACTCTATCCTTTATTTTGTATACATCCAAGTCTGTATTAACAATACTTGGATGATATTGTCTTACTAAAGGCATTGTTCTCATACTGGTTTATTTGTTGTTGGTTCTGCTTTCTTTACTCTACTAGATGGAAATGATTTGTTACCAAAATCACTACCGTGTAAACTATACAAATGCATAACTACACCGTGTTTTACAACCACATCCCCCAAGTCATTTACTAATACATATGGTGGTCTATCATATTTTAACATTACTGCTGAACTAACCAACAAATGATTGCTTTCACCTGCATCCATTACTCTTTGAGCATAGTTGATACCATCACCACTGATATTGAGATTGCCATTAATATCTTCCATTGGTATTACAGGTCCACAATGTACACCCATTCTCATTTGTAAATCCGGTCTATCCTTTACTGCTTTAGCTATAGTAACTGCACAATTCATTGCATCTTCCAAATAAGTAAAGAATCCCAATACCATACCGTCACCAGTAGGTAATATAATTAACTTTTCAAGCGCATTAGCTGTTTTGTATTGCATTGTAGACTTAACCAATGCACCCAAATCTTTACAAGCCTTCTTTTGTTCATCTGTTGTTTTCTTACTATAAGCAACAATATCCATAAAGAATATATAACCTTCTTGTTCTACGTCCAATTGCAATCTACCAGATTTGACTTCTACATCAACTTGTTCAACTTTCTTGACAACTTGTTTGACGGGTTTAACAACTTCTACCTTCTTTTCTTCTTTCTTTTCTACCACTGGAATATCTTTAAGTTTCAAGAAATCTTTCCAGTTAATTTTCTTAGCTGGTGCATCTTTTTTCTTTGGTTCTTTTGATGCTTGTTCTTCTTCGTGTTTCTTTATTGCAGCTTCTTCACGATTACGTTTTTCAACAAACAATGCAATTTGCTTTTTAACTTCATCTGTGATGTATATGTTTACATCTTTTCCACCACCACCAATATCGTGTTTCTTTTTTCTTTGAGCACCTTTGGATTGCAGATATGTTTGCATTTCTACATTACCCGTCTTAAATGCCAAATCCAACGGAGCAATTTCACCTTTGAAATCTGCACCGTTAACATTCGCACCCAAATGTACCAAAAATTCCACCATATCAACATCGTTAGCGTTAACGGCATAATGTAGTGGCATCCATCCATTCTTTTCATCTCTGCCATTGATTTTACCATCTTTATCAAAGAACGATTGTACACCTTCAAAATCTCCTGTTTCTGCGCAGAAATGAATACTAACACCTCCTGCGGATTTAGCACCGTACTTATTCAATAACTTAACAATGTCACCTCTATTGGTATTGGATAGTACGTCAATAGGATTATTTTTACCCAAGAAATCTTTCTTGTTAACATCAGCTCCTCTTACAATTAGATATTCAACCAAGTGTTTTTGTCCGTAATTTACTGCATAATGTAGTGCGGTCCAACCTTTGCCAGCGTCAACTTCATTGATATCAAATCCCTTGTCTAACATTTCTTCAATAGAAACGATATCACCATTTTTTGCGGCTAAATGGAAACTACTACCGCTACTGTATTTTGCACCTCTTTGTTGTAGTATTTCTGCGATATTTTTAAAACCTTTTTGTTCAGCTACATCCAGTGCTGTATTTTTACTGGTCCAATCTTTACAGTTGGGATCTGCACCGTGATTTAACAGTAGTTTTACGATTTCCACTTGATTTTCTTCTACAGCAACAACCAATGGTGGATTGCCTGTATCATCGTCTCTTTGATTGACATCTACTTTTTCTTTTTCGATACAGTTGTAGACGTTATCGTATAACCCACGTTTGATGTGGGTAAAAATGTTAATAGCCATAGTTTAATTAGTAAATTAGTCTTTTTTGAAACGGCTTAAATCCAATTGAGGTAGTGGTTTTTCTATGTTTAGACCAGCTAGTCTTTCATTTTGGATAACTAATTTACTTCCGCCTACAACCTTACCATCTACTACGTCATATATGAAAAATACAGTTTTTGTAAGTCCCACACGAACAATTCTGCCGGGTTTGCCATCAATATATACAACATCATCTTCTTTGTAATCGGACCCAATAAACATAAACAGTGCCGCGGCAAGTTTTTCAATGCTTGATTTAAACATTAGAATTACTAATCCCGCTACGAACATCCAGACATATTTGCCTGTCATATCTTGTGCGGTTGATTCTAGTACCTGTTGAGATATTACGTGTGCTGTATTTGTATCCATAATCGTCTTTAGTTTATTAACACATAACATTTGTTAACAATCCAAAACAATTATATAATAAATATAAATATTAATTTATTTAATCCACTTTTGTTCTTTTAGAATATCATCAATCAATTCTTTTTCGGAACTATCCATTTCTTTATCAAATCTTTTCAATACTTCAGTCAATGGATATACTCTATCAGGAGATTCTTTTTGTTTTTCTTTTAGTTCTTGAATTACATCAACTATTTTAACAAGTGGAGACTTGAATTCATCAACTTTGTCTTTTGAAGCGAAGTTAGCCAATTCAAATGCATGTGGAGTTAATGCTTTTACCAAACTTAGTAATCCAGAACCAATCATATTAAATATACTAAATGCTGCACCAGCTGCTGGATGTACTGTTGCTAATATTCTTAATATAACAAATACCACAACAAATATGATAATTGCGGTCATTGCACTAACAAAGAACTTTTTTAAACCCCAAAATACAGCATTAAGACCAAACATACCACTCATAGCATCCAAAGTAGCCTTGCTTTGATCAGCTTCTTTTGCAATTTCTTTTGCTTTATCAGTCATTTGCCATAATTCATCGTCATACTTTTCTTTCAAAGCAGACTTTTCTTTTTGCAATTTGTTTATGATTTCGTCACGTTGTGATAGTAATTGATCACCCTTTTTTCTTTCCTCAGCAACTTGACTGTTTAATAAATCAACGGTAGCTTTTATACGTTTAATTTCATCTATGTGTGGTGATCCAACTATAGAAATTACACGTTCATTGAGTGATTTAGCAGTATCTACTTGTACTGACGGGTTTGTTACTTGACTTAAAGAGTGTTGAATACCTATAGACAAAGACGATGCTTGTACACGTTTGCCTTTTTCTACTTTTTCCAACTCTACCATCGTATTATCTACTTTGGCTTCTTGTTTAGCAACAGCGTCTTGTGCAGTTGTAACTTGCTTCGCCGGTCTAACTTCAGACGAAATACAACCGGTTAGTATTAAAATTACGATGGTGTAAAACAGTTGTTTTTTAAAGTTCATATAATATAAATATTATTTTTTATAATAAAACTAATATTTATCAATATGATCAAACTTAATGACTTAATAGAGAACGATTCGTTGTGTCCGATGGCACATCCTAAGAACATAGAACCAGTGATGAGTTCTTATTTACGTTATCATATTGACAATAAAATTCCACTTAGCGAAAACATTTTTAGAACCTATAGTGAGTCTTATTTTGATTTAATCGAAGAAGTTCGTACTTTGTATTTTCAAAATTTAATAGAATTGTGTGACGCTGACGCTGAATTGGTTGAAAGTGATTTGGGTAAAAAGGCTATATTTGAAGGTAGAGAAGTGTATTTGGATGCGCCTATCGAAGACGAAGAAGATTTATTGATGGAACTTAAGCATAGAGGACGCACTGTTAATTTAAGTAGACCATTTAGAACACCCGGCGGTCCTAAAAAATATGCTGTATATGTTAAATCTAAGAATGGCAAAGTTAAAAAAGTAACATTTGGAGATCCAAATATGAGAAGCAGAGCTAGTAGCAAGGCTCGTCGTAAGAGTTTTGCAGCTAGACACAGATGTAGTCAAAAGAAAGATAGAACAACGGCTGGATATTGGAGTTGCAGAAGTCATAGAATGAAATCGTTGGGTAATAAAGGTAAAGGTAAATACTGGTAATGAGTCTACCGTTTATAGAAAACCCACTGGGTAACAGTCAGTATATAAGAGAATTTAGTTCCGATGTAGCTACTCACGAACTGGAATGGCATATAGATCGTGAAGACAGAACCGTTGAAGTTATAGAAAATAACAATTGGCACTTTCAATTAGATAATAATTTACCACAATTACTTAAAGAAACAATATTTATACCTAAAGAAACATACCACCGTGTAATAAAAGGCACAGGTAATCTAAAAGTAAGAATAACAAAACACATATGAAATTTATTGATTTATTAACAGAAGTTAAAATGTACGAAACACTTGGGTTACCTGATGACAGTATTATCCCACTAGATACGTTTGTATGTGAATGTAAAAATTGCGTAAATCAATCTCTATATGAAGCTATAAATGATACCGATAACAATTTAAAGATATGTTTGACTGAAGCGAACAAAAAGGAGCCTATTAGTTTTGAGTTGGCCGAATTAATGAAGAATATTGCCCGAGACACTCAAGGAAGATTAAAACTGTTGAGTGTATTAAACGATCCAAAAACACTGAAGTCTTTCTTAGATGACAAAGGATATTTGACTGCAATTTTATATTTGGCTCCCTCTGATTCATCAGGTCACGAAGTGTGTCCAAAGAAAAGTCCGGAATGTAACGCTGGTTGTTTGAATTTTGCTGGTAACCCTGCATATCTAAAAGCAAAATTAGCAGCAAGAGCTAGAAAAACTCGTTGGTTGTTTGGTGACAAATTGACATCTGATGAGATGAAAAATATTCCTACAGATCCAAAAATTATAGATAGATTTTATGGCAAAGGTAGACCCGGACCCGAAGGTAAACGTGGTAGAATATTGAATCCAATGCGTCCTGAAGACTTCATTGAAAGATTGCAAATTGAAATGGAGTTTTTGAAAAAAGTGGCTGCTAAATACAATTTAAAGTTATCGGTTAGATTAAACGGTACGAGCGATCTTGATTTTCATAAAAAATTGGAAAGTTGGAAATCTGCAAATCCAGATGTTAAATTTTATGACTATACAGCCGTGTTTAAATGGGCAATGCAAAGTCTTGAAGATCCTTCAAAACCACATATGACTTTTTCAAGAAAAGAAACTTTACAAAACAATATAGAATGTGAAAAATATTTGAAGGCTGGTGGTAATATTTCCGCAATATTTGATGAATTACCAGAATATTATCGTGGTTATAAAGTAATTGATGCAGATAGAACCGATTTGAGATTTTTAGACGATAGTGATCGACCAATTGATCCTGATACAGGTAAACCCGTGGGTGTAATCGCCGGATTAAAGATGAAGGGATTTAGATTAAAAGACGCATTTGCCTTGGGTATAATACAAAATAAGGGACCAGAAGATACATTCGTAATAAGAACCAAGGAATTGAGGAAAAGATTTGGAGATAAGTATTTTACACAAAAAATTCATTGGGGTGATCGCGCACCAACAGAGCCAAACAATATTACTGCTAAACAGATCTATAAAGATAAAATCAAGAATTATTTAAATAAAATATCAAGTAAATTGAAAGGTACAGCTGATAAAACGGATGAAAAAATATGATATGTGAATTAACAAATTATAAACTGTATATTTTTGTTGTTTAGATATTTATAATTAATGAGTGCTAATTTAGATCAAGATAGGGTAAGATGGCCTGGGAGTGGTAGTAGTGTTACTCAAAACACTGTGCCATTTGGTTATTACTTAAGCGAAAGTTGTAACACAGGATCTGGCGAAACTACTTTTGAAAATGATTGTAGTAGTAGTGCTATGTGGGCAGCAAAACGTTTGGGTTATCCTATTGTCGATATTGAAATGATCGATGTTAATTTTTATGCCTGTTTTGAAGAATCTGTATTGGAATATAACCGTGTAGTTAACGAATTCAACATCGTTAATAATATGGTAAATTTACAAGGATTACCACAAAACCAATACAAAAATTTAACAGGTCTAGGAGTAAAAAGTACAGGATTGCCTTTTATAATTCAATTGAGCAAACAATATGGTGCAGAAGCACTTGTTGGTGGCGAATATGAAGTTAAACGCAATTATATTACTGTCAGTGGCAGTGTTAATCCAAGCAGCACACAACAAGTTTATGACTTAAATCAATTGATTGGTAAAGATATTGAACACTTGACAGGCTCTCGTATCGAAGTTAAACGTGTATTTCACCAAAGACCGCCAGCAATTGCTCGTATTTATGATCCGTTTAGTATGACTGGTATGAGTTATAGTAACGTACTAACAGAAATGGGATTTAGCGCATACAGTCCTGCTACACAATTCTTAATGACTCCGATCTTTGAAGACTTGGAACGTGTACAAGCTATTGAGTTTAATGATATGGTTCGTAAAAGCGCATATAGTTTTGAAATTCTAGGTAATAATAAGTTGAGAATATTTCCAATTCCAACCGACAATTTCAAAGTTTATATAGATTATATAGTTGAAAGTGAACGTGATATTACCAACTTTTATAGTGGATCTCGTTATGAATACATTAGCGATCCAAGTGATATACCATACGAATACTGTACATATTGTAAGATAAATCAACCAGGCAAACAGTGGATCAAGAAATATTTCTTGGCTTTGTGCAAAGAAACATTGGGACGTATATTACAAAAATATAGTACAGTACCAATTCCAGGTGGCGAAGTAACTCTTGACGGTGCGGAGTTACGTTCTGAAGCCAAGGAGGAAAAAGACACATTGCTTGATAAATTGAGAGATATGTTGGAAAAAACCTTGCGAGTCAATCAATTGGAAAATAAAGGTAAGGAAAGCGAAGAAATGAATAAGATGCTTTCCAGAGTACCACTACACATTTATATAGGATAATTTATGGCAGCACCTGTATCACCACAATACCCTAAACAAAATCCAGCTTTTAAGCAATACTGGACATCTACACGTAAAGATGTGGGTATTTATAACAATAATTATTCTCCCGGTAGATACTTTTCTCCAAGAGATATAAATTTTTTGGGAAGTGTTAATTCTGAATTAATCGGTGATATAATCGAATGCGTTGTACAAGTATTTAAAATTGCAGCTTATGAAACCAATACCAATATCTACGGTGAAAGCAGTAGTGACAAGGGTAAGGTTTTTTACTCTGGTATAGACTTGAGTTGTTTGGTGCAACGTGAAGACATTAACACAGAAAATCAAGGATATGGACCTGATAGAAAACAAGATATTGTTTACAGATTTAGAGAACGTGATTGTATTACCACGAACTATTTCCCAGAAATTGGCGATTTGGTGCTTTACAATGAACGTTATTATGAAATTGATAACGTAGTTCAAGAACAATTCTTGGGTGGTCATCCTGATAAGTCTTGGAGTTTGATTGTTAATACTCATTACACAAGACTAAGCAAAATTAACCTAGTAGAAAGACAAACATAATTTATGTCTTGGGGTCCAAATACTAATACAAATCCGCCACCAAATCCTATTGAAAACGCATCTGCGCAATCAGATGTTAAAAAGTTCTATAATAGAGCCAACGCAACTCGTCGTGATACAGATAAACAAAAGAATTTTACTGTAACGTTATTGGACGTTGATACAGCTATTATCAACACATTAGATAGTACTTTAAGACTACAAGTAAACGATAATGGTGAAGTTGTCAAGGTGCCAATTATATATGGCAATCCAGAAAGATGGTTTGCTATGAAAAAGTTTGGTCATATCAGAGACAATCAAGGCAAAATATTGTTGCCAGCTGTTATGATTCGTAGAAAAAGTGTAGAAAATAACAAAGATCTTGCAACATTTAATCGTTATTTGAGTTATGAAACCATAATGAATTATAGCGAGAAAAACAAATATGACAGATTTGATTTGATGAACAAAGGTGCGTTTGCAAGCAAGCCAACCAAACAAATTTACAGTGTAAGTTTACCAGTTCAAGTAAATATTACATACGAATGTATCATTTGGACTGATTATGTAGATCAAAACAATAAGCTGTTGGAACAAATCAATTATGCAGCTAAAGATTACTGGGGAGACGCAGAAAGATTTAAGTTCAGAGCCAGAATAGACAGTTATAGCATCGAACAAGAAATCAATGAAGGTGAAGATCGTAATATCAAAACATCATTTGATATAAATGTCAATGCATATTTGTTAAATGAAAATTACATAACAAATTTAGACGGGGTAAAAAATACCACTCAAAAGCTATTTACAGTAAGAAAAGTAATGTTGCAAGAAAATGCAATTGCTAGTGCAGGTGAAATGGAAAACATTTCAAACAATATTATTAAGAATAGCAACAATTTAAAAGATAGTCCATTGGATTACACAGATGTAACAGGTCAAGGTACAATGGCACTAAACGTAAATAAAGTAACAAATTTAGACGGATATAATAAAATACAACCCAGTTTTGAAGGTGTTACCAAAACACCATTTCATCCAGCTCCAAAATCTATCACCGATTATGGAGAAAATGGTTGGTTAGCATATGATTCTAAATATATCTATGTTTATCAATATCCAGCGGGGTGGTTAAAAAGAGAAATTGCTACATTTGATTATGACTATAATAGTCAAACCTATATCAGTGGATACGATTGCAATGGCAATCCTATTTACACAACTGCAAATAAAAGACCAATAAATACCGCTTTTAGAGTATTTCAAAGATTTCCTGACAAATTCTATCATCAAGTACCATATCAATCATCAGATTATGGTGAAGATGGTTGGGTAAGCTACGACGGTAATTATTTTTATATATACAGCGCAGGACAGTGGAGAAGAATACCAATTTCTCTATTTAATTAAATATAATTAATATTTATGTTTTTAACACTTACACGGTGTTACTTAACCGTATCGTTATATTTATAAGAAATGTCAACATTAAAGAAAGATCCATGCGAGGTTTCTCCAATAAAATTGGATAATGCTCTGTATGATTATAAAAAATTAACAGCGACTTTTAAAGATCCTACCACAGAGCTGTTTCTTAAAATAATCGACGAATTACGTAAAATTATTTATTGTCGAACCAGTTCTCAGTTTTTCAACAATGTTGCTACTAAACAAATACCATGCGATCAAAAATCAAAAACTTGGGTATTTGATCATAATTTAAACTCAGATCTAGTATTAATTCAAACATACGACGAGAATTTCAATCAATTAATACCAGAAACAATAGTACTCAATAATGATAATACCGCAACCATAACTTTTTCGTTTGATGCATGCGGATACATCATAGGTGTAAGCGGTAATATCAGCACCAGTGGTACTTCAGGCACAGGCACCAGTGGTAGTAGTGGTAGTAGCGGAGAAAAAGGATCAGCTGGATCAAGCGGAACAAGCAATACAAGCGGCACAAGCGGTACAAGCACATCTTCAGGTACCAGTGGTAGTCAAGGCACAAGCGGTACAAATGGTGAGGGTGGTAGTAGCGGTCAAAGTGGCGATATAGGAACCAGTGGAACTAGTGGAGAAAATGGAAGCAGTGGTACAAGCGGTAGTAGTGGTTTATTAGATGGATCAAGCGGATCAAGTGGTACAAGTACTACAAGCGGTACAACCGGCACAAGTGGCACAAGAGGATCAAGCGGTAGATCAGGCACCAGTGGAAGCAGCGGAACAAGTGGTAGTAGCGGAACAAGTGGTACTAGTGGTACAAGTGGTACCAGTGGTACAAGTGGCACAAACGGTACTAGTGGTAGCAGTGGCACCAGTGGTACAAGCGGATCTAGTGGCACAAGTGGTACAAATGGATCAAGTGGTACAAGTGGTAGCAGCGGATCAAGTGGTACAAGTGGATCAAGTGGTACAAGTGGTACAAGCGGATCTAGTGGCACCAGTGGTACTAGTGGTACGAGTGGTACCAGTGGGTCAAGTGGATCGAGCGGATCTAGTGGCACAAGTGGCACATCTGGTATAAGTGGAAGCAGTGGTTCAAACGGCACAAGCGGCACAAATGGCACCAGTGGCACAAGTGGTACTAGTGGAACAAGTGGTACAAGTGGTACAAGCGGTACAAGTGGATCATCTGGTAATAGTGGATCATCCGGTAGTAATGGGACAAATGGCACCAGTGGTACAAGCGGCACAAGTGGTACAAGCGGTACTAGTGGTACAAGCGGAACAAGTGGTACAAGTGGTACAAGCGGTACAAGCGGTACTAGTGGATCAAGTGGATCAAGTGGGTCAAGTGGATCAAATGGTACAAACGGCACTAATGGTACAAATGGCACTAGTGGTACAAGCGGCACTAGCGGTACAAGTGGTACCAGTGGTACAAGTGGATCAAGTGGGTCAAGTGGGTCAAGTGGGTCAAGTGGATCAAGTGGATCTAATGGAACAAATGGTACCAGTGGTACAAATGGTACCAGTGGTACTAGCGGAACAAGTGGTACAAGCGGTACTAGCGGATCAAGTGGTTCAAGTGGTTCAAGTGGGTTAAGTGGTTCAAGTGGTTCATCTGGTACTAGCGGATCGTCTGGCAGTAGCGGAACAAGTGGATCTAATGGCACAAACGGCACAAGTGGTACTAGCGGCACAAGTGGTACTAGCGGCACAAGTGGTACTAGCGGCACAAGTGGATCAAGTGGATCAAGTGGTACTAGTGGATCAAATGGTACAAGCGGATCTAACGGCACAAATGGCACAAGTGGATCAAATGGTACAAGTGGAACGAGTGGTACAAGCGGTACAAGTGGTAGTAGTGGAACAAGTGGTACAAGTGGTAGTAGTGGAACAAGTGGATCAAATGGCACAAGTGGTACTAGCGGATCAAACGGCACAAGTGGATCTAATGGCACAAGTGGTACTAGTGGTACAAGCGGTACTAGTGGTACAAGCGGTACTAGTGGATCGAGTGGATCAAGTGGATCAAGTGGATTAAGCGGTTCAAGTGGATCATCTGGTACTAGCGGATCAAGTGGATCATCTGGTACCAGCGGATCCAATGGAACGAATGGAACAAGTGGATCGTCCGGTACTAGCGGATCAAGTGGATCGTCTGGTACTAGCGGATCAAGTGGATCATCCGGTACAAGTGGATCTAATGGAACAAGTGGTACTAGCGGATCTAACGGTACCAGTGGTAGCAGTGGCACAAGTGGTACAAGCGGATCAAGTGGTACTAGCGGTACAAGTGGATCAAGTGGATCAAGTGGTTCAAGTGGTTCAAGCGGATCAAGTGGCAGTAGTGGTACTAGTGGATCAAACGGTACTAGTGGTACAAGCGGTACAAACGGTACTAGTGGTTCAAGTGGTTCAAGTGGATTAAGTGGATCAAGTGGATCATCTGGTACAAGCGGATCAAGCGGTAGTAGTGGATCATCTGGTACAAGCGGATCTAATGGTACAAGCGGTAGTAGTGGATCAAATGGTACCAGTGGCACAAGTGGCACAAGTGGTACAAGTGGATCTAATGGTACAAGCGGTAGTAGTGGCACAAGCGGTAGTAGTGGATCATCTGGAACAAGTGGATCTAATGGCACAAGCGGTACAAGTGGTAGCAGTGGATCTTCTGGTATAAGTGGTAGTAGTGGAACGAGTGGCACAAGCGGTAGTAGTGGAACAAGTGGTAGTAGTGGATCAAATGGCACAAGCGGATCAAATGGTACTAATGGTACTAACGGTACTAACGGTACAAGTGGTACATCTGGTAGTAGTGGAACAAGTGGTACTAGTGGAACAAGTGGATCATCTGGAACAAGCGGATCTAATGGTACAAGTGGAACAAGTGGGTCAAACGGTACAAGCGGTAGTAGTGGAACAAGCGGTACTAGTGGTACTAGTGGCACAAGTGGTACTAGTGGCACAAGTGGTACTAGTGGATCATCTGGTATAAGTGGAACAAGCGGATCAAACGGCACAAGTGGTACAAGCGGATCAAACGGCACAAGTGGTACAAGCGGTACTAGTGGCACAAGTGGTACAAGCGGTACTAGTGGCACAAGCGGTACAAGTGGTAGTAGTGGATCAAGTGGTACTAGTGGATCAAATGGCACAAGCGGCACAAGCGGCACTAGTGGTACTAGTGGTACGAGCGGATCTAATGGCACAAGCGGTACTAGTGGAACAAGTGGATCTAATGGCACAAGTGGTACAAGCGGCACAAGTGGTACAAGTGGGTCAAGTGGATCAAATGGTACAAGTGGGTCAAGTGGATCAAGCGGTACAAGTGGGTCAAATGGATCAAGCGGTACAAGTGGATCTAATGGCACAAGTGGCACAAGTGGTAGTAGTGGATCTTCTGGTATAAGTGGCAGCAGTGGTACAAATGGAACAAGCGGCACCAGTGGCGTAAGTGAATCAAGTGGATCAAGTGGAAGCAGTGGTACTAGTGGCACAAGTGGATCCAACGGTACAAGTGGCAGTAGTGGTACAAGTGGTACAAGTGGTAGTAGTGGTACAAGTGGATCAAATGGAAGCAGTGGCACAAGTGGAAGCAGTGGTACTAGTGGCACAAGTGGATCTAACGGTACAAGTGGTACTAGTGGTACTAGTGGTACTAGTGGTACAAGCGGTACTAGTGGTAGTAGCGGATCGTCTGGTATAAGTGGGTCAAGTGGATCAAGTGGCACAAGTGGTACAAGCGGATCGAACGGCACCAGTGGGTCAAGTGGATCAAGTGGATCAAGTGGCACAAGCGGATCAAGTGGATCAAGTGGTACAAGCGGATCTAACGGTACAAGCGGATCTAACGGTACAAGTGGCACAAGTGGATCCAACGGTACAAGTGGTAGTAGCGGATCGTCTGGTATAAGTGGTAGCAGTGGAACAAACGGCACCAGTGGTACAAGTGGCACAAGTGGTATAAGCGGATCAAACGGTACAAGTGGTAGTAGCGGATCGTCTGGTACTAGCGGATCAAGTGGATCTAACGGTACAAGTGGTACAAATGGTACTAGTGGCACAAGCGGTACAAGTGGATCTAATGGTACCAGTGGTAGCAGTGGCACAAGTGGTACAAGCGGATCAAGTGGTACTAGTGGCACAAGCGGAACAAGTGGAACAAGCGGCAGTAATGGATCAAGTGGCACAAGTGGTATAAGTGGGTCAAATGGTACTAGTGGCACAAGCGGTACTAGTGGTAGTAGCGGATCGTCTGGTGTAAGTGGATCAAGTGGATCAAGTGGGTCAAGTGGGTCAAGTGGATCAAGTGGGTCAAGTGGATCAAGTGGTACAAGTGGATCAAGTGGGTCAAATGGTACTAGTGGCACAAGCGGAACAAGTGGATCAAGTGGGAGCAGTGGTACCAGTGGCACTAGTGGTACGAGTGGATCAAATGGTACCAGTGGAACGAGTGGAACAAGTGGTATAAGTGGGTCAAATGGTACAAATGGTACTAGTGGCACAAGTGGAACAAGTGGATCAAGTGGTAGCAGTGGTACTAATGGTACTAGTGGTACTAGTGGTACAAGTGGTATAAGCGGATCAAATGGCACCAGTGGAACAAGCGGAACAAGTGGTACCAGTGGTACTAGTGGTAGCAGTGGTACAAGCGGATTTAGTCGTGATAGTGGTAGCAGTGGTAATAGTGCCACAAGTGGTAGTAGTGGTACAAGTGGTAGTAGCGGTACAAGTGGAACAAGTGGTAGCAGTGGTCAAAACGGAACAAGCGGAACAAATGGAACGAGTGGCACTAGCGGAACAAGTGGAACTAGTGGTAGCAGTGGTAGCAGTGGTATTAGTGGTAGCAGTGGTAGAAATGGAACCAGTGGTACAAGTGGCACAAGCGGAACAAGCGGAACAAGTGGTACTAGTGGTAGCAGTGGTACAAGCGGATTTAGTCGTGATAGTGGTAGCAGCGGTAATAGTGCCACAAGTGGTAGTAGTGGTACAAGTGGTAGTAGCGGTACAAGTGGAACAAGTGGTAGCAGCGGTCAAAACGGAACAAGCGGTACTAGTGGCACAAGCGGAACCAGTGGTAGTAGTGGTAGTAGTGGTAGCAGTGGTACAAGTGGTACAAGTGGTACGAGTGGTCGAAATGGAACCAGTGGTACAAGTGGTACAAGCGGAACCAGTGGTACAAGTGGAAGTAGTGGTACAAGCGGATTTAGTCGTGATAGTGGTAGCAGCGGTAATAGTGCCACAAGTGGTAGTAGTGGTACAAGTGGTAGTAGTGGAACGAGCGGCACAAGTGGTAGTAGCGGTCAAAACGGAACAAGTGGAACAAACGGAACAAGTGGCACAAGTGGAACGAGCGGAACAAGTGGTAGCAGTGGCACAAGTGGTCGAAATGGAACCAGTGGAACAAGTGGTAGCAGTGGTACGAGTGGCACAAGCGGAACGAGTGGTAGTAGTGGTACTGTTGGTACAAGTGGAACAAGTGGTGTAAGTGCTGGTGGAGGTGCTAGTGCTAGTAGTGGAAGTAGTGGTATAAGTGGAACTAGTGGTAGCAGTGGTACGAGTGGCACTAGTGGTATTAGTGCTCCTAGTGGTACCAGTGGAATTAGTGGTGGTAGTTTTACTGATCAGCCTAATTATTTGGTAAAAACTACTGGTCTTACTACGTTACAGAGTGTTAATTTTTTAAGTGTGGATGGTACTACATTAACAGTTGTTGGAACTGTTAGTGCTACTACATTGATAGAAACGTCTAGTGAAAATACTAAAACGGATATTATGCCTTTATTGCCGCCGCAATTGGACAAGATTGTGTTATTGAATCCGGTGACATTTAGGTATAAGAACAACAATGAATTTAGTATTGGTTTGATAGCTGAAGAGGTTGTGAAGATATATCCTGAATTTGTTAGTTATGATGAGTTGGGTAATATATCTGGTATAAATTATAGTAAATTGACAGCTGTATTGATACAGGGTGTTAAAGAATTGAAGCAGATAGTTGATGAACAACAAATAACAATAAATCGATTGATAAATAAATAATTATATTATATGGCAATATTACAAGGCGCTAGAATTACAGGATCAATTATAGCTACGCAATTTATAAAAGCTAGTGGTTTCAGTGGCAGTTTAACTGCTTCTAGATTGTATGTACAAGGATCAGTTGGTATAGGCACAAGTACTCCAGGTTATAAATTACAAGCTTATAATAGCTCAAACGGAACAACTGCTGCCTTTGGTGGCACCGCTTATGGAGTTAGGATAGATAATGGAGGAACATTTAGTTCAGGTAGAAGCACAATATATGGCGTTGACAATACTTTCTATGGAAGTTATCAACCGTTATGTATAGGAGCATCTACATTAGCTTTTAGTATATCAGGTACAGACAAAGTAACAATTGATACCGCCGGTAATGTTGGTATAGGTACATCTCCAGGTGCGATTTTAGATATATACAAATCAGTTAATTCAGATGTTGGTCCTGAAATCAGATTAGGAAATAATGGTAATTATGCTTCAAATGCGGCTGCAATCACATATGATGATACAGGTGCAAACTCTGGTAGATATTTAAGATCTCAAATCAAATTTGTAACTGAAGCTAGTCCTTATTATGGTCAAATTCAATTTTTAACTGGACTAACTACATTAACTCAAAAAGTCATAATAAAGGGAGACGGTAATGTTGGTATAGGCACAACAAGTCCTGCTACAAAATTGGATGTGAATGCTTCAATAGTTTCACGTTCTACTTTAAGTTCTCCAAGATTTTCAAGCGCAGGAACTTATGTATATGGTGTAACAAATAGTCCAACTTGGAATCAATCGTGTGGCAGTTATACAAATAATAATGTAACTGCTCCTGATGGAACAACTTCTGCTGGCACTTATACGTTTACGTCAACTTGTGCATCATATGATATGTATCAAACAATTACTGGCTTAACAGTCGGAAGAGTTTATACAATTGGAATGTGGGTCAAATTAGGAACTGCCACAAATTTTTGTTTGGTAGTTAATAATTCGTTAGCTTGGAATACAATCGGTGGTAAGGCTTTCACATCAAGCGATGGTTTAAGTACAGGTAAATGGACACACGTTTCCTATACATTTACACAACCAGCTGGTTCAAACCAAATAAATTTACATTTGGGATATCATGCTGAAACAGCAGTAACACAACAAACAGCAGGCACAGTTTTTCTTTGGAATATAGAAATGACTGAACTTTCTTCAACATGGATTAGTAATGTTGAAGATGAAATAAGATTGCCAGGATCTAGTATTTGGACATCAAGAGGAAATGTAGGTATAGGTACAAGTAGTCCTGGTGCTAAATTTGTAGTTAACAACAATGGTGGTACAGGTAATGCATTTTATGTTGATGTGGGTAATAGAAATGATGTAACAACTCTATTTGAACATACAGGAACTACCACACCTGTACCATTTAGACTGAGAAAATCTGGATATTCTGGTACGGCTGCGAATTATGGGCTTTTATATTTGCATATGAATGATGGTACAGTTGGAAATGGTTCCAACTTATATTTTACATTAAATGATAGTGCT